TGGTTGGCGGCGATGGCTGGCATCTGGTTGAAGCCAAGCAGGCCCGGACCTATTTGGGTGAAGTTGTAATCGTTGGCGGCTGGGACGACAACGCCTGCTCGGCCGTTCCAACTAGTGACACCAGCACCTCCACCGCCTCCGGCGTTCTGCGTCACCCACAGTGTGCTAGCTGCTCTGTTGCTGGCGTCGCCGGGCGGTGCCAATGGTACGACGCAGTTGGGGTTGTTGGAGCCGCAACCCTGAGCGGCGGCTGGAGTCGAGGGTACAAGCGACGCAGCCGCCGCCAGAACGGCAATAGCTAGCAGATGCTTATACATTGCTGTCCATCACCGTTAGAGGGTTGTTGACGCCTGTTGAGGCCAAGCACTGCCAAGCACCTTGGCACTCGCCCTCGATTGTAACGTAAGCGCCGCCAAAGACGGCGAAGGTCCCGCCAAGGCTAGTCAGCGTGGGCGTGATGGCTAGACCGTCTCGGTCTAGCATCGGCGCCACGTAGAGCGTAGCAGTGGCACCGGGATTGTGAAAGACGATCCGCACCCGTTGGGCGTTGGCCGGTGCCACGATTATTGGCGTGGCGCCAATGGCACTGAAGCCTTTGACTTTGCCACCAGACGCCGACGCGACTGTCTGTGGGCCTCCTACGGCGGCAATTAGGGGCATCACACCCTCCGTGTGGGCTTCTCGTCTAGCTTAGTCTGTAGCTCTGCGTTCCGGTTCATTAGGGCGGCGACCTGCTCTTGGAGCTTGGTGAAGTCGTCGATGTTGATGCCGTTCGTCGCCACCAACCTCGGCGCTGGCGCCGCCTCCTTGGACTTGATGTCGGTGATCTGCTCCTGAAGGCTTATTAGCATCCGCTCATCACGGCTCATCGCCGAGAACTCGTTGATTGGATCGTGCCAGTTAGGGCGACAGGCCTCAGTGATCTCGATGGCCTCATCGTCGAGTGGCTCCATTGCTGGCGTGGGATCGCCCTCAAAGACGATGTCCCTCGGCTGGCCCTTGCCCTGGTGGCAAACGATGATGCCGCCGTCTCCACCGTCTATGCTGACGTAGTTGAAGTCGGCTTGGTCCTTCGGATCGAGAAGCCGAGGCACATTGTAAACGACCCGGGCGGTACGGCCGGTGACACGGTCGGTCTCTTTTGATTCCCACGCACTCTGGTCCTTGCCAACGGCGTTGAGGTAGTGGGCCTCGATTAGTTTCCATCTGGCCATTGGGCCCTCCTATGGTAGCGTTGTGTAGTAGATGTTGTAGTGGACCGGGCCGGTGCCGCCGACAACCACGCACATACCAGCGCCTCTAGCAGATGATACGTTGCGGTTGTTGCTGGTCAGGACACCGGCAGTAGACAGGTCAGATGCCGCCGTGACGGTTTGGGTACCGGTGCCACAAGTAGCGCCGGTACCGAATTCGATCTGGAAAGTGGACGCCGTTGCCGATGTGACCTCAAAGCCACAGTAGTGGATGGTCTGAGTGGCAATGGGCGGTAGCACCTGGACAGTACCAACCGCCCCAGCGCCATTGACCGACTTGTTGCAGTTGATCTGCACTGGCCCAATTGCTTGGGCGAGGGCTGGTGCCCCTTCGCATAGCGCGAGTAGGGCAACCAGCGAGGAGAGCACCAGTTTACGCATACTAATTGTTGATCGTAATGCCGGGGACGTAGCCAGAAGGTGCAGGAACAGTTGCTGTTCCACCCCAAGGCTGGTCGAACCGGTCGATCACGATACCAGCATACACCGAGCCGCCCGTACCGGCCCCAGCCACCGTGAAGGTGAGCTTGAGGAACCGAGGCATTGGTTGGCCAGGGATCTGCCGAGGCACGTCCACGTTGGCGAGGTACGCGCCTTGCACGAGGTTGGCAAGGACCACAGCTGCCGGGCTCGTCCACATTGGCGTGAATGTGCCGGGAGTGTTGGCAGTGGTCGTGCTTTCCGGCGCCCCTTGGAGGGTGCAGGTAAGGCTGGTCAGCCCGGCGAAGGTGGTGGTGACGACGACCAAGAGTTTGAGCATTGGATCGTCGCCAACGCCGATGTCCCTCGCGCCGCCGCGGCTCAATGGGCCACCTGGATCGGTGGCCAACAGGGTCTGAGGCGGGCTCGGGTAGTTGACACCGAGGTCGATGATGTTCGTCGCGTCGCCCGTAGCCGTGGGCGAGTCAACGATGGACCCAGTGGCAATGTTGCCAGTGAAGGTGAGGAGTCTGTCAAGGATCATGTTAGACCACCCTTGCTTCCGTGTTGAGGATCGCATCACAAGTCCTAACAGGGATGCCCCTGAAGGTTGTGATTGGCTTGCCGTCGAACTCCTCGATACGAAGCAGGACGTTGGTCTTGTTCATAGCTTGGAGGTCGAGGTAGGTGCGGACGACACGATTGGCGTAGATGATCGTCCGGCCCATATTGGCTCGAACTTCGGGCGTGTCAGAGGTCTGGACGGTACCGGCGGACACTGGTTGGGTCGGCAGGCGGTAGAGGCCACGGACAAGGAAGTTGATCAGGTTGGCCGCCGAGACACCGGTGAGGATCGTGGTGTCGATGTTGGCGATGCGGACAGCATAGCGCCAATCACGGAGCACGAGACCGATCTCCCACTTGAAGTGGTCACGGTAGGCCTGATAGGTATTCCCCGCCGAGTCCTGCACCGGCCACTCGCCCATGTCCCGGTGTTGGAGGCCGGTGATCTTGCCCTTGGGGAAGGTGGCAAAGCAAGTGTCGGCGCCCCATACAACGATCCAGATTGAGGTGTTGACGGAAGCCGTCCCACCGGCGTCAAGGACGTTGACGGCCGTTTGGGAGTTGGCGGTAGTGACGGTGGAGTACCGAGCGGCGAGGCCAGTGAAACGCTCAGGGTTGGCAAACTGGTTGCCGTAGATGAGCGTTGCCGCCACCTGTTGGGACATGCCCTCAAGGAATGCTTTGACTTCAGACAGGCGGAACTCGGCGGTGTTGCCGTTGAGATCTGCGATGTCCTTGTCGATGACGGCGTAGGTTTCGAGGTTGCCGCAGGTGTCGACGATCTGCGCGGTGGTCGACTTGGCATTCGGGACGCCAGCGTTGAGCAGGCGCCATGTGCCGATTGGTAGACCAGTTCGCACGGTGGTCTTGTGGCCCGTAGGGAGGTTGCCCTCCATGACGAGCATGTCTTCGAGTATTTCGTTGGTTTGGCTGAGCAGTTCAATGATGGTGGCTACACGGTAGCCGTCATCCATGCGTTTGGCCCAGTCACCATACGTAAGCGCCAGAGCGCCTATGGTTGCCATGTGTTAGGCTCCTGATGGGAGTGTCGGATAAAGGGCCTGCGCCGCTGTGACGGGTCGACCCCTCGTCGGATCAGCTTGCCCGGCCTTGGCAGGGCCGTTGCCCGTGACGGGGCGGCCCTCCGTTAGCTGGGAGGCGAGTTTATAGAACATGCGGATGAAGGCCGGATGGTCTCCAGCGCCGGTCATGTCCATCACTTGCCGGAACTCGGAAGCGAGTCCGGCATCGCCCACGCTATCAATCGCCTTGGCGACGGTAGAGAGGACTCGGTCGAAGTCTCCCCTGATCTCAGGGTGGGCCCTCGCCTTTTCTCGCCAATCACTCCGGAGAGCCTCATAGGCCTCGTATGGCTGACGGAAAGCTTCATTGGTTTTCGAGACGTAGAAGTCGACTAGCTTTTGAGCCGTGGCTTGACTCAGGTTAGCGTCTTTGAAGAGTTTGCCAGCTTCTGTGGCGACTTCGGTGTCGAGTGTGTAGCCCTCAGGAACCTTGAACTCGTCGTACTTCTCAGGTGCTCCGGTCTTGGGTTCCTGGTTCAATAACGACTTGGGCTCGGTTGTACTCGGCGTAGATGTCGTCGTCTTCGTCTCCGTCGTCGTCGGCTCCGTCGTCGCTGGTTCCTTCAGGGGCTCCGGCGGTGGAGTCGGCGGCGGTGGCGGCTGGACGTCGGGATTGTTCAGTTGTGGATCGCTCATTTCGTTCTCTCATCATTGTGACGTATTGGTCGGGGCAGGCCTGCATGATGTCGGCGAGAATTCGGAGGCCCATCGAGCGTTCGCCCTCGCCGAAGGCCGTGCGGAGGGCAATGTCGGAATATGTGCTAGCAAAGACGTGGGCCGCTTCAAGGAGGTCGCAGACCCAAGCTCGGCCGGGGAGAGTGGACATAATATTGGTGATAAACTGGCCGCGCTGGAGAGTAACCAGTTTCGCCGCCTTTGCTGCCTGCTTAACATGGCGACGCTCAGCTGCATTGTACGGTTCATCAGCCACCGGGTCTTCCTAGCATTGCTTGAACGGCGTTCTGTCCGCCGCCGACGTCGATCTGTCCAGCCGACTGAGCGGCCTTGGCCAGTTGCTCGGCCTGCTGCGCACGCTCGGCTTGGAGTTGCTGCTGCTGACGGTTCGCCCGGATCTGCTGGAGTTCCTGCGGCGACCGGATCAGCCGTGGATCGTTGTTGAGTAGGAAGGACATCTTCTCGATGCCGTAGTCGATGTCGACGTTGTCGATGGCTGCTGGATCGATGGCGCCCATCTGCCCGGCGACTTGGAAGATGCGTTCGATACCGGCCGAGGCGGCGGCATCTTGGGCGATTTCGAGCATCGAGCGGTACTTTATGTTGATGCCCATGCCCTGAACCTCGGGCGGGGCCGGTGGGATCAGTCCGGCTCGTTTGGCAATTCCGAAGACTCGCTCGATGTCTTTTCCGAAGAACTCGACTTGGAGCCGGGTGAATACAGGACCCAAAGCGAGGAAGCCCTCAGCCCGTCGGGCGTCAATTTCAGCTGCGGTAACGTTGCTTCGGGTTTGGTACTGGGAGATAACAGCAAAGACATCATTATAGAAGATCTTGCTGATGCGTTGTCGGACTTCATTGAGATCCTCCATCATGCCCTTGATGTCGGGATTGACCTGATAGACTGGCGCAAAGCCTTGGTTCTTAGTAGAGTTCATCAGGCCGCTGACGTAGGTAACGCCACCGGGCAGCAGGGAAGCTGGTTGATTCTTCAGCTGGATGTCGGCCAGCATAGGTGGATTTACTTGCTTGTCGATCGCCTGAGCCTTGCGCCTGGATTCTTGTTGGAGTTGCTTGGTATCCGGGAGGGCGTCCATTCCCGGAGAGCGGCCGTAGGCGTCGTTGCTGACGAGGTCCCACCGACCCGCCGCGAAGGGCTGCTCGTAAAAGCCCTGCTTCCTCAAAAGGCTCGGTGCGTACGACGAGCCGCCTTGAGGAGCGGCCGACCCGCCCCATTCCCAGTAGATTTCTCGCCATTTGAATTTGTCCGGGATGCCGAACTTGCGTCCGTCGTGGTTCGGCTCAATAGCATGCGCAACAACAAGTTCTCGTGTGAGAGAGGTCCCGCCTTGAGCATAGAGTCTCTGTATAGCCGCTGACGTGTTCTCAATGCCAAACTGCTCGACGACTTGGTTGACGGTGTAGGTGAACTCTCGGTAGAGGGCGTTGGCTTGGAGGTTTGATCCGTTCTCAAGATAGAACTCCCCCAAGCACGGATTGATGCAAGTGATAACATTGTCGAAGTCTTCATAGATGACACGGACGCAGGTGCCGAAGATCACCAGATCGAGGAGGGCAACGGCGACGGAGGTGTAGTAGTTGGACTCTTGGAAGATGAGCATCATGATCCGCTCACATTCGGCAAGCCACAACGACACCGGGGAGGTTTGGGTTGAGTCGATGGTGCCAACCCG